AAAATCAGTCAGCGCCGTGGTGCCGGAGGTCGTTGGCGTCACGTTGGTGAGTGTATTGCCGCCCGCCGAGTAGCCGGTGCCTGTGACCTCGTTGGTCGTGGCATACGCGGTGGTGGCCGCGCTCAACGTCGCCGAGCTTGTATAGAGCGCCATCTTGAAGGCGTCACCGGTACTCGTGGTGAAGTTATGGGTGCCGGTCAAGAGTTCTTGTTTAAAACTCGTGCAAAGCGCTTGCGTGATGGCCATCAGTTCGTCTCCTTAATCTGAGCCACGATTTCGCCGCGCATCGTAACCCGTTCGCTCAACATTGCTTGGCGAATGTAGAACACCAAAATTTCCCGAAGGCGCTCCTTGTAAGCGAGCGCCTGAGCCCGGATCGGCTCCGGGGCCTCATCACCGATCTGGACAATCTTGTTGAGTGCCATATCGGCCAGTTCTTCAGGAGAGTGGCCCCGGTTTTCGGTGGTGCTCACCATAACGGAGCCGACTTCCATGGGGATCGCATTAAACATCAGCTAACCGCCATTCTTACTTGGCCGGATCGGTACATATCCTGCCGGTTTTTACCATCACCAAGCTCTTTGAGCTTAACCAGGGCTTCCTTAAACTTGGTGTCATAGAGTTGGATCAAATCCTGCTCGCCCTTCATAAACGTATAGGCTTCGACCAGCGAACCGTAAAGCAGCGCGGCCTCGGCCTCGTCGCCCAACCACGTGGTAGACGCGGTGACGATACTCTCCGGCTTGTAGAAATAGTGAAGCTGGGTATTGAGCGCAGCGCTCGGCGTCGGCCCCAACAAGAACGTATCCTCATCCCATAGCGCATAGAACCTCGGCTGGCCTTCGGTGCCGGTCGCCGGGAACGCCTCGCGGATGAAATTCACGTCCTTATTGATCAAGTAATGGTAATCGTCGCTGGCATCGATCACTGCCAGCGAGAACGCGGAAACGAAATCACTCGGCGCTGCCAGGAACCGATTACTGGCCGTCAAGGTCCCGGAAGAACTTTTCCGGAACATCGGCAACTGCACCATATGCTGAATTCGGTCCTCCGCTTGCTTCACAAACGTCGGAATGTGGGAGACGAACGTGGTCTCCGAATTCTGCGTATAGTCCTGGATAGCCGTGGTGAGTTCGCTGTAATTCATGGCCTAAACTTTGAAGTTGCCCCCTCGGGTCGCCGCGCCCATCCCCCTGGCTTTTACAGTCGATTGGTTGGTCGGTTTGAGGGTGGAGTTTCCGGCTACGACCTTGCCGCCGTCGGCATATCCCTTCTTGATCTTTCCGCCACAACCAAACGCTTTGGTTTTCTTCTTCATGTCAATCTCCTACGAGGTACTAACAGTTACCGAGCCAATAGTTGCGGTTAGTTCCAAGGCGATATTATCACCAACCGGGTTCCAACCAAACAACGAATTAGTGGACGAAAGCCCCAAGTCAGGCCGTGGCTGGTTGAGGGTTTGGGGATCAAAAATCCGGAACCGGCCCAACTGAAGCTGCGGATGGTCGGGGTCTTTGCAGTCGCCGCACACCCGGAGGCCGTTGCGCGTATTATCCTCGATCTCAAACTTGAGTTCAGCTAAAGGATAACGGAAACCGCAGCGGTCGCAGAAACCGAAGGCATGCTTGCCGGATGCGTAGTTGACGCTCATGTTACAAATCCACGTCGATGAATTCTTGCAGCGGGGAGAACACCAAGGGGGCTTTGTTGCGGTCCTCGGATGCCGCAAGCTCGTAGGCCTCCTCGTATAGTGCTTTGAGCATCGGGACGCGGTCAGCCGCCTCCGGGCGTTTCAGCGCGATGTTGAACGCCAGCCCGGCAATCAACGCCGGGATAAACCGCTCCGGCATGTCGTTGTTGTTGGTGTTTGCAGAGCCCAAGTCCTGGATACGCCGGATATACCAGTACCGAAAAACCTGAGTGCTGTCGCTCGGGGTCGGGTAGAGCGTCACGCTGACGCGCGTTTGCCGGTCCACATACATCGAGGTTGGCCGGGCCTCGGTGTTTTTGTTCGAGGTCTGCGCATAAGTGGACACGCTGAGGCGGGTCAGAGAGTAGTCGGTTTGGTCGGTGCCGGTGCCATCACGCAACACGCCCTCAAGAACGTCGATGCAGTCGTCCTCCAGCGCGTAAGTGCGGGTTCCGCTGACGAGGCTCACTGACGCCTCAGTGACCGTCCAGAGGTTCAAGCCACGGTTAACCCACTCCAAGGCCAAGAGTTCCAGGCTGCGGCGCGCAGTACGCAACTCCCAGCCCGTTCGCATCTCCAAACCGGCGCGCTCATAGGCCTCCTCGCAAACTTGGAGGATGTCCAGCTTGAAATCATATGTGCCCGAAGTGGTTGGCGCGGCCATGGCTTAATTCCGTTTCTTGCGCTGGATCATTTGATTTTCCTTCTCGGTCTGGCCCGATTTGTTTCACGTGAAACAACACGAGTATTGCCCGATGAATTGTTACGGGGGTTGTTGTCCTTGTGATCAACTTCCTTGCCGTCGCCTTTGCGAGCGCTGCCGTTTTTAACCGCCTGAGCGCGAGCCTTGTTACGGCTCGCCCGATCCTTGATCTGGCTCGGCTTGCCGTGATACTCCTGATATTCCTTTTTGTAATCGCGTTTCTTTTTCACAGCTTATCTCAAACTATCCCATTCATCGTAAGGAAGACCTGTCGGCATCTTGATGTAGCCAACAGACACAGTGACGTTCTGACCAGCAGTGTCAGTGACGACCTCAACCCTGGCGTCTTTCCAGCCCTGCCAGCGTCCAGCCAGTGCTGCGCCTAAGTTCACCGGAGCGTCGGTCACGAAGGGAGCAATGATGGGGATGCTTCTCGTACCATCAGCAAACTGCACCGTGACAGAGGCGTTGTTGACTTTATCCGCCGACACAAACAAATCCGTCAGCATCAAGCTGCCTTCAGCATTCGGTGAGGTAACAATGGTAGTTGCTGCACCCGAGATAACTGCCGCCTTGAACGTGCCGTGTGCCATACCCGCAGGCAGATAAACAGGCAGGACCTCAGTGCCGTCTACAGCATGAGTTTCATTCCACGTTGCTTCAACGTGGAGCGCCCTCTTAGTCTTTGGGTCAACGGCGACGGTGCGGATCATTACACTTCAGCCGGGTCAATCATCATGAAGGTGCAGTGAGACAGAGCCGTACCGCTGGTGTGGTCCGAAACAATCCGCATTTCCAGCGTATCGTTCAGACCCAAGATCAAGCCATCACGTTCTTCAAATGTGTAGCGTTCTGCTTCTGCGGAAGGAAACCACTTCTGCGTCTGAAGGAACGTGCCAGCCAGTGTCGGTGCGTTGTCGTAGAGCGTAGCAGACGCGACCTTACCAACAGTCCGGTTTTGGTTGACCGGAGTGATTGCCGTGCCGCCGCTGGAGTAGGTGCGGTTGAAGCCCATTTCAATGTAAGTGTTTGCAGATGGGATGGCAGTGCCACCAGCGGCATCAACCACCTGTGCGTCAATCTCCGCAAAGACCAGCATCTTCGTCGTGTCGGTATTCTTAATGTGCCAGACCACAGCCGTGCCGTTGATAACAGTAGCGTCAGCGACAAACTGATAAACGCCAGCTTGAGTGTAGCTGATATGGAACGGGAGAGATTGGCTTTCACTGATGACACGAAGCTGACCGCCCCTAGTGACGCCAGCAACGGTCCCGTCATCATTGTTCTGAATGCGTACTTCCATAATCAGCCCTCCTCGTAGAACAGGATGCGGGAGCAGACATCACCGGCAGACGGCACTTCCGCCGTTAGAGCGACAGCGTTGCCAGTGTCGAGAACCAAACCGCCCCAGAAGATTTCCTCAGAGTAGCCCGTGTCGTTCTGCCAATGCTCGAACATGGTGCCGTCAGTGACCGTCAATCCATCGCCGCCAGAGTAGGCAGTGACGGAGGCAGTCCTAGGCGAGGAGAGATCAAGGTTTGTCACCATCGTAGACGTTGCACCGGAGATCAGCGTACCAGTGGTCGGGTTCTTGTACATCCGCCACTTCTGCTGAACATTGCCGCAAGACCGAATGGAGTGGATCAGCAGCCGCTTCGACCCAGTGTTCTTGAGATAGATGTTGCCGTTCTCAGCGCCCGTCGTCGTAAGGGCTTGGATTTGGCTGACGGCGACAAAAGCCCGCTCATGCACAACAGAGGCATGGGCAAACTCTGCCGTCGAGGTGGCATCGACAAGCCCCCGCCCTTCGCTCGAAACCTTGAACAGTACGCCAGTACCGCTGCCGTCTTTAATTTTAAATTCACTCATTGCAGTATGCCTTTCAGCAGTTCGTTGGTCAGGCGCAGTTCCAGTAAAATTTGCTGTAGGGTATCAGCCATCGTATCCGCATTATCGTCGCTGACCACAATCCCTTGAGCGCCGCTCTCGGTAACCCGAACCTCCGCAGTGCTATCCGCGTCACCGACCGCCACCACCACCCGGTCGGTGCCGGATAGCTTCTCCTGTTCAAGGGGGTCAGTGCGGGAGACGCCTCCGGAAATCGCCATCAGGCCACCAGTTGCCGCATTTCAGCAATTTTGCGATTGGCCTCATCGTTGATCTCTTTGGCCTTCGCCAGAGCGCGCTCGCCCGCCTCACGGTCTTTTTTAGCTTCCGCCTGGACCTTGGCCATCTCATCCCGCAGCGCGGCGTTCTGGCGCTCCTGCTGGCTCTGGGAAGCGGAGATAGTGGCTCTGGCGTTCTCAAGCCCCTCGACTTGCTTTTTGTGCGCTGCAATCTCGGCTTTCAGCTTGTCAGCTTTTTCTTTGTGCCGAGCCTCGTGTACCGCCGTGGCTTCCTCAAGCTGCTGCCATGCGGCCTCCAACTTAGCCTTGTCGCGGTGAATGGCGTCGATCTCTTTCTGACGAATACCCTCGTCGGCGATCACGTCTGCCCGGCGCTGATCTTCAGCTTTTTTAAGGTCCCGAAGGGCTTTGGCGTTTTTCTTTGCCGCCGCTTCAATATCGCTCAGCGCATCTTTAAGCTTCTTCGGGCTACCGAGAAGGTCCATGAGTTCCGCCAGGGTATACGCCCCCTCGACAGAAGTCGAAACCTCGATTTTGGAAAGGCTCATAGATTAGCTCCTCCCTGCATGAACAACGGTTGTGGTCAACGTGCCGGAAGTGTGAGCGGTGATCGCCGCCCTCATGGCACGTGGCGGGTTGGTGTAGTTACCGTCCTGGTTCGTGGTTTCGCCGGACAACGTCGAGTGGGTGAACACCGTGGCGTCATTCTCAACAAACCCGCTCGCCAGGACATTATCGAAAGTGTGTTGGATGCTGTATGTCATGGTGCCGCCGCCGATGTCGCAGCCAATCGCCACGTTGAAATCCGGCCCGCGATAATTTAGCAGATACCATCCGCTCTCACACAGCCCATCAACGCCGACCTCCGCACCAGCAACGCCGTCGGTAGCCGCAGACGCCGTCACCCGATCAACCCAGGCGAAGTTCACGTCTTGGTTCGTGGACGCGCCAGCGTTGCCGCCAGTGATGCTGTCTGTAACCTCATTACCGTAGCGGTCGTAGCCGCGCGGCGTGAACGTCAGCCCGCTGTCGTTGCCAGCTGAGGTCACTTCGACGTGCTGCGGCGTGGACGTGAAATCCACGTAGCCGTTGACGCCCACCGTGACGTTGCCTGTAACAGCACCGCTCGGGGTCACCGACGTGACATGAT